ACCTCAACTACAGGACCGTCAATACGTAAGCGTGTACACTGTGCCTTATATTCTTTCTTACTCAAGCCCAATGTCTTTTTACAATGCTTATGCATTACCAGTTCAACAAAGGCATCACGTGTGCCTGACGTTGGTGGTGGAGCCATGATAGCAATTGGAAGATTAGGCAGGTCACTGCGTACATCCTCCCACGTCTGATTCGGGTTGGCTACCCATTTTCCATTAATCATTACATTCTCTGCAACAGCATTAAAGATATCAGCTTTGGTAAGTGATAGCTGTTGCCCAGACTTTGAATTAGAAAATGTAATACCGTCATATCCAATCAAGTATTCAACAGGTGTTACACCATTACTCTTACACAAATCTGCTTCCGTAGATTTGATAGCACGTGAAGCATTAGTAATGTCTGGTGTTTCAAAACCTACGCCCTGACAGAACAGTTTCATACCGCCACCAGAACCAGTAGATTCAATAACAGGTGTAGGATGCTTGCCAGTGTCACCGAACTTTTCCGCTACTGAAGTAGAGAATGGGAACACAGTAGATGACCCCACGATTGAGATGTATTCACGAGCCTGTACGCTTGTGGATACGAATACAGCTACTGCTGCAAGAATTAGTTTGTTCATAGATAAACTCCCTTTAAAAGAAAAGTGTGACAAACTTATTTCATCACACTTTGTAGACAATGTTATACCACAGTTGTGTTACAGTAGTATTACATTCTAACGATTATCCCCGCTGCCAGACAGCGTACCACGTTTCTTGCGGTCAGCCAATTTCTGTAGGTTGTTCTCCATGATATGACCAAGGTCCATCTCCATTTCTTTAGCTAGTACGGCACAGTACCACAGCACATCCCCTATTTCATAACCAATCTCAATGCGCTTGGCAAGGTACTCATCTTGTGCTGCACCGTCACGAATAAACTTCTTTACCTTGTTAGCAATCTCACCTGCCTCACCTGTAAGGCCAAGAGTAAGATACTCCATAGCCTTGTTCTTGGGGAAGATAGCAGTCTCACATGCTTTCTTTTGGTATAGTGTTGCAGAAATGTCACTCACTTGTTTCTCCTTCATCCACTGTTTAGCCTCTAGTTCTAAATCCATTTTGCTTCTCCTGGTTTTCAAAGTAAGCAGTATTCCAGCCACGCTGCCACTCACGATGCTGCATAGTGTTATGATCCATACCACTATCCATGATATGATATACACTACGTTTACCCCTTTTCTTTCTACTAGATTTTTTAAATGCTTCATAGCCCCAATCAAACTGTATACGTAGTGGGGCATCATACTTTGTTAAACCATTACGACGCATTATTATCTTTCTCTTTGTTATCTGTGTTAAGGGAAGAAACCAAAGCCTTACCAAAAGTATCCTCTGCTGCAATAAGTTGATCCAGCACAAACCTAGATTGTGCAATACGACTTTTCAAATCGCGCACCTGATTTACATAGTACAAAGTTTGTTCGTCAAGATCAGACAATTCGTACTCTTCGTTATTAATTGTTATTGTTTTTGTTTTCTCCATCGTGTTGCTCCTTTTTCTTTAGCCATTCTTTATACTGCGGGTGTTTAGGAGGTGGATTAAACTGCACCCACCCTTCCTCTCGTTTCCATGCTAACTTTTCTTTCTTCTTACTCATTGAAATAATTATTCAAGATATCCAGCCTATCTTCATGTGCCGCAATCTTATCCAACTCACACTGCATTGCTTCCATGATGTCAGAGTGTTCTCCAATCCCTGCTGGGTTACGTAGATAACATTCAATGTTGGCAACATGCAACGCCACATTTGCCTGTGCATGTTTACGTAAAACTTCTATCATCTGTTCTCTCATCTGTCAACTCCCTTTTGTTTAAACCTGTGTTTAAAGAATACAATCATGTTGATGATAGTATTGACAGTGATGGCTAATATCAACCACCACTGCCACCATGTAGGCATATCTGTTCCCTCAATCATGCTGCATTCAAGTCCACTACTTCGCAAGCGTCTGCTGTACAGGCCAACTCACGTCCACCTGACGTTGTGTCTTCCTTCTCAAACTCTTGTAGCATACTCCAATTAACACTTTTAGGCATCTGTGTCAAGAGTTCTTTATAGGTATCTGCATTGATATCCTGATACGGTGCTTGCTTATATGTATGCTCACTGAATGGCAGGAAGCTGATGCCTGACACTTCATCAAAGTGGTCATACACCCACGAGCCTACCTGCATCCACTCGTGTTCCTTCACAGTAATAGTGACACTAGGCTTATGCTCACACCAGTGACGCTGATACTGTAGCCACAACTCAAGCTGCTCAATGGCTGTCATATCAAAGCGTGTGACTGCACTGACAGGTGACTTCATAGGGAAGCTAAATACTGTTGTGCTGTCAGGCTTCATTACATCTGGCTCTGCAGGTATACCCTCTGACATAAGGAACTGTGTGATAGGGTCTTTGTTATCGCCCCGCACAGTACGAATGTAGTATGGGTTGTGCCTTGCATGAATGCCAGATGCACTGTCTACAAGCTGTGATACTGTACCACTAGGCTTTACGCAGGTGATGGCTGCAGACTGTGGAACATCAAGCTGTTTAGCCATAGCTGCATTAGTTATGATTGCTTGCTCTTTGAGTGCATTCAGTGTAGCCCCAATGTTCTTGCCAAGATGTGCTGACTTACCTGCCATCATGTCATTGTCCATAATACCTGTCAGAGATACACCCAGCAACCGTTCTTCCTCTGTGTTCTTTTTCCACACCCTACGTAGATATTTAAAGTCAGTCAGTGTGGACTGGAACGTACCCAATATTGTAGCAAGGCGAACCTTCTCTGTCAGTGTTTGTTGCGTGTCTGATGCACGTACGACTACCTCTGACAAGTTGCAGAACTGATATGGCCGCAAGATAATTTCACTACAGGGATTACAACCAAACTCATGGTCTGATTCACGGCGACCATTCTTAGCTGCCTGTACCCTTGCAGACTGACGGTTAAAGATACCACGTTCACCGGACTTGCTTTCGTACAGGGATACCCACTCACGCATGAATGTACCCATCTCTGGCTTGCCCTTGTAGGCTACGCTGTTATTAGCCAGCGCACGTTGTCCTTCGTTTTCCCACCACTGCCCTGACTTAGCGTGTGCCATCTGGTCATCACCAAGATTGGACAAGCTGATAAGTGCGCTACGACGTACACCGCCTACGACTACAACCTCACCAATTTTACACATGATGTCGTGACATTCTACAGGCCACAACCTACGGCCCGTTGCTGCTTTGAACTTGTCGATAATAAACTGAAACAATTCTTCCAAAGGTGCAGGACCACTAGCCCGACCACCAAATGTCTTCAGCCTTGCACCAGCAGGACGAACTGCTGACACATCCCACTTAGGAATTTTACCAGCGTATAGCAAGGAGATAAGTTCACGTAAAGATGTTGCCCATCCAGGACGACTGTCGCCAACCTTGATTACTGTGTCCGTTTCCTGCATGTCTTCATTAATCATAGGTAGCTTGTCTACGTTCTCACGTTCAACAGAGAAGCCTACACCTGTGCCACACATAAGTATGTACATGGTTTCATCGAATGCACGGGGATGATCTACAGGCACGTATGAACAGTTGTATCCACCTACATGGCATCTATCCAGTGCAGGTCCAGCAGTCATCAATGCTCTCATGCTGGGCATTACATCCTGATTTAATACAGCCTGTTCAAGTTCTAGGCGCAGTTCATCTGACAAGATATACTTGTGTTTGCTCTTGAGATGTTCTGTTATGTAATCGAAGTATCGTTCTACTGTTTCAACCCATGTCTCACGACGCTGTTCATCTTCCTTCCATCGGGCGTACCTAGAAAGTGCAATAAAGTTCTGATAGTCTGTAGGTAAATAATTGTTCATAGTATATCACTCCATAATCGTTTTTATATGTCTAATGTCTGCACCATCTATATCATAGAAATATTCTTCAAGACTATCTTGTATATCTTGTCCTACATTTTCATCTGCTGGTATAGGATACTCCTCTGGATCAATGTCTATAGTTAAATATATTTTAACTTTCATCACATTCCTCTATTAGTTTATCCAGATACCACTGCGCTTTCTTCAAGTCCTCTACACCGTTCTTATAACGATAACGCCACAGATACTTAATAATATTTCCTTGTAAGTAATATTCATATCCATCACTTGTGGCTGCACGTATAGCATCTATACACTCTATGCCAGCTTTGTTATAATGAGGTGGACTGTTGACCATATCCAACTTATTGCTGATACGATTAGTCGTATTAACAATGTCTTTAATAACGGAATCTGATTGCTGTGCTGCTTGTTTCATATATTCTTCATGTCTTGTCATGCAGTACCTTTCGTATCACTGTTAAAATTAATAGTAATAACATTACCATCTACGGATTCTATAGTGACTTTATCTTCATCCCTTTCATCAAACTCATAAGAAAAATTATGTTCTACATAGTGTGTCACAAAGTTTCTAAACTCTGTATCTGACTCCATCAAAGGGATAGTAGATAACATACACTTAACTACATACTCCATATCGTCATATAATTCAACAGGAATATCTGTGCCTTTGCAACTAATAACAGAAAAGTTTGCCTCACCAGTATAAGTCTGATTCTCCTTTACAGGACGAACACGTATAAGGAAGTCATCCTCTGATATTCTTTCTTCATCTGTCATTTTTTACTCCTTGTTACTTTTGTTCCTCTGAACTTTACAAATTTTGGATGTCTATTTTTTCCCTTTTCTTTTAACCAATCTTCAGGAATGATGCGATCATAGTATCTAAATCCATACTTAATACACCATTCACCATAGGTTGATTTGGCACCCTTACGTAGCTTGCGTCTACTACTTTCAAACACAAAACGAATATCTAAGTTAGGATGCTGTCGCTTGATTGCAAGATGTTTACGTCGATCTGCTGCTGTAAACATACCTTTTGTTTCGATGATGACACCATTAAATAGCACAAAGTCAGGTGTGTATGTTCTATAAGCAAGGTCTTCCCACTCTATCTTAATAGACTCATAATCAAATTTGATTTTTAAGTTTGTAAGATACTCAGAAATTTTATGCTCAAGACCACTACGAAATCCTAACTTACGTGCTGCCCTAAACCTTTTGGCATTATGCATTAGCGTACTCAGGTGCTAACTCAACATACGAAACCATCTTGGGTTGCTTTGCTTGTGACTTCACTGCTGGCCGTTCCTTTAGGTTAGGCCAACACGCTTTGCGATAGTCACAGAAAGAACACTCTTTACACAACATTTTATTACCTGTTGCTTTACCCCTAAATGTTTCTTCAACAGGCTCAAAGCAACGACTAAAATTATTTGTGTTCACGGTGTCAATCGTGCTATTAATCTTCTGCATCTCTGCTTCTTCATCAATGCCCGTAGCTGGTACATACTTGAAACTACCATTTGCTTTATTGACTACCCACCAGCCACCAGGTTTTAGACCTGTAGCTTTAGCATAGCCCACAAGTTGTGCTACGTACCCAAAGGCATCACCATTACGAAGTGTTTCAAATGATTCAAACTTGTTACGATAAGACCAATCAGATGCTGACTTGACATCATCAACAGCACCATCAAGAGTAAGATCATATGTTCCATTAATTGTATGTTCGCCAATATCAAGTGATACGCTTTCCGAATCCCCATACTCAACTCCTGCTTCTGTTAGTAGCCCTTTGAATACTGCTTCTACAATATCACCAAGCATCATGTTCATAACAAATGTAGTTGGGCGAGGCAGGGCTGTCTCTGGCTTGTTCTTGTCAAACCATAGTTGGCATGTTGGCCTACCAAGATTAGACATACGTAGCCTAAAGTCACGTTTCCCTGTCCCACCAAACTGGCGAAGCACGGCCTGTCGAACATCCTCTGCAATTTGTTTAGCAGTGTCCTCTGACATGGTTGACTTACCTCTTGTGGCATCGTCCATGTATTTGTGCAACGCCAGTTCGGCTGGATGATTCATATCATTCTACCTCTTCAACATCAATTTCAACAAAGGACTCAGCAAGTTCTTTTTCTTCTTCCGTAGCTTTGGATACTTGCTTCTCTTCCCACTCTGACAAAATTCTGCGATTATGATTTTCAATAACAGCTTGGAAATCACGCACTAGCTGCTGATCTTCTGTCTCAATCTCATGCACTGTATCAAAGTCTGCCTCACACACAGGCACATAGTAAGAACCACTTGGCCCTTTGCGTTCAGCCGTTGTAACAATAATGTCATGCATGATAGGAAGCCTACGATGCTGGGCAAACTTATTGGATACGTCACCAAAGTTTTTAAACCCTTCTTTAACAGCAACATCATAAACGAATGGCACGTTCTCCAGTTCTGCAGCATTACCTTGCTCGTCCTTTGCATCAACAAAGGTAACAGTGCCATACATAGAACGGGTACGTTTAATAGAACGAATCAATTCCTTCATGTCCTGTGACAGTGCATCAAAGTCCTTGATGTAACCAGAAGGTTTACCACAGTTAAAGTTACCAGCATCATCTTTCAAATCAATGTCTAGCTTCTCTGCCATGACAGTCTTAACATAGTTGTTACTAGACGAATCATACTTCTGGTATAGAAACCTTTGCATAAACAAACGCATTCTAATCTTTTCCGCATAGACATCGTTACCATCTACGTTTGCCATGAAGAATGATCCAGCCGATATGATATCAACATTCATCGTCTTACCATTAACCTCTGCCTTACCCTTGATAGGCTGGCTATGGATTTTAATACGGGCAAGGCTACTCTTGTTCTCACCTGTATCAGCAGCCATGCCTAGCATTTGTGCCATAGCTGCGTAGTTATTGGAATCAATTACTGCGAGTTCAGTCATATATATTTACTCCTTTCGTAAGATTTAGAAGCGTAGTTGTATCACACAACATCTTTTGTGTCAAGCCAATTCTTACCAATTTTTGCTTCTAGTTCTAGTGGTACGTTAAACACGATACCCCATCTCATTGTAATTAAACCAGGAAGATCAATATTAGTTTTGTTGATAATATCAATCACCTGACGTTCTTCGTTTGGATGTACATCCACTACAATACTATCATGCACACTATTTACAACACATGACTGCATACCTATCAACAGCTTATCAATATGCAACAAAGCAATAGGTACGATATCCGCTGTAGCAAATGACTGCACAGGATAGTTCTTGATCTGTGTAAAGTTTGTTATCTTCCCACTCTCCAGACGTTGCACCCCTTCAAACTTAAACTGGCGACCAGAGGGTGTAGTAATCATCTCTGTAGTTAAAGCCTCTTTAGCCAGTCGGGTATGCCAATCTGCGATGCCTTTGTATTTCTCCGTGAAGTGCGTGTAGTATTCTGCTTCTGCTGTTGTTCTGCCAAATCCCGTTGCGCCATATAACGGCGCGAAAGTATGCGCCTTCGCTGTCTGTCTATCCGTAGGCTGACCAGCATCGGTAATAACTTTAGCGGTGTATGAGTGTACATCAAATCCAGTAGATACTTCTTCAATTGCTACTCCATCCTGTGATAAATATGCAGCAGCCCTAAACTCTAGCTGGGCAAAGTCTGCTTCCAATACTTTACCATCAGGCCAACGTGACACAAACACCTTCTTGACAGGGAACGTACCACCACGTGGCATGTTCTGCATGTTGGGGTCTGCACCTGATAGGCGACCTGTGGCTGTCCTATGTTGCAACAGTCTGACATGCAACTTGCCATCTTGTTTAGTGTGAGTACGTATACCCTCGACAAAGGATGAGAGATACGTATCCACAGCCGACAGCCTACGCACCTTAGACAAGAACGATACTGCATCATCCATACCTTTACTACGCGCTGCCTTCTCCAGTATTTCAAGGTTGCCCTTGCTTGTACTAAAACCATTTGCACTCGCCCACTTAGCACTAGGTGGCATAAACTTCAAGCCAGCTACTTTATCAGTAGGTTTGTATAGATAGCCACTAGCTGCACAAGTAATACACTTATGTGAATTGGCAAAAGGTGTACCATCTTTCTTTGTCTTACGAATGTATCCTGTGCCACGACAGTCTTTACATTGTTCAGCATATGTCTTGTACATGCGTTCTGTTTGATTGCGTATCAAGTCCTTGAAGGGTGCATCCCTCATGTATGGTTCAATAGTATTTGACCACAGTGTTTTGTCCTTAACTTTACGACTATAGATAACCCAAGACAATTGCTCTGGACTGTTGAGATTGATAGGCGTATCACCCATTATGTCACGAATGTGTTCCTGTAGATTGTCAATAAGTTGACGCTTCTCCTCTTCAAATTCTTGACGCACTGTATCCAAAGCAGTCAAGTCCACAGCAAAGCCACGCTGATAAATACGGGCAAGGCATACAGCTACCTGATTAGTCAGGTCTATTGTACCACGCAATCCAATATCTTCTTGCTTGTTTAATCGTATCATCAGCCTGTCTGCCAGTTGTTGTGTAGCTTCAAGATCAGCAATAAGATATTCAGTGAGTTCATTGTATGGAATGTCACGAACACTCATGCCCTTCTTAAAGTATTCCTTTAATGTGTCTTGCTTTTTTGTATCCAGATCGTAGCGTTCTGCACATGCCTCAAGAGACAGGGGTTCCTTTACACCACGCTGTAGCACATACTCTGCCAGCATCGTGTCAAACACAGGCCCGTCATATTTGAAGCCAGACTCCCACAGCCACAGCAAATCATATGCAGCATTATGGCAGATCAGGATAGTAGCTTCATCTAAAAACCACTGCACCCTTTCGTAATGGTCACGCTGATTAGGAACATCAGCATGGTCAAATGGAAGCGTCAAGCACTGACCTTGGTCAGTCAATATGCCCACCATGACCAAAGAGTTATCAGGCTCAAACGGATCAAGGTGCATCTTACCATCACGCTTGGTAACAGTGTTCTCTACATCAAGTGTTAGTTTCATATCTATACCTCGTATCTTCCTATTGTATAATTCAATTCGCAATGTACCCTACCATGCCAGCCAGTCAGCTTGTTCTTGACTACGCACAGATGGCGTTGTGTGTCCTCTTCATCCTGCCCATCAACTTGTGGGTTCTTAGCAATCAGCACCATCAAGTCGGCTTCTGCTGCCTTACCTGTACGTGAACCTTCCATCATACTCTGGTTCAGTATTGTCTTACCCTCTGCCTCTGCACTTAGCTGTGACATGTAGAACACAGCACAGTTATACTGCTTTGCAATCATCCTAGCGTAGATAGCATTAGCCTTCAGTGCTTCATCAGGCCGTGAGTAGCCCGACATAGTAGCGAATTTATCGCCCATGTCAAGCACAACTATGTCCGGCTTGTACGATTTACACACACTCTCTACCCATGCCATGTCCCTACCTGTTGAATCCTTGATGCGAATCTTGTCGTATACAGGACGATACAGATCACGTGCTGTAGCTGGATTGTTCTTGACTTCCCACATAGTAAGTCCAGTTGCTGCTGTCAGGTAACGTGCAGCCACACGATGGTAGCTTTCCTCATTACACAAGACAATGCAGTTGGCACCTTGATGTGCAAAACCTCCTGGACCAGCGATGATACTAGCATGGAATGATGTCTTACCTGTGTTCGGTCTGGCACCAATCTCAATCAGATGTCCATCGTTCACACCCTCAACCTTGCGTGTCAAAGCAGGGATGTTGAATGTCCATCGTGCTTCCAAATCATTCTTAGCAATGATTGTGTCAATGGATATGTCGTCCCATTCGATGTTCAGCTTGGGTGTAAAGTCTTCGCCATACTTTTCTAATAGTTGCTGTAAAGGCTCTAGGCTGGCCTTGTCACCGTTTACGTAGTCAAACCCCAACTCTGCAATCTCTGCCCCTACAACCTGCTGAAACAGTCGGGAAAGCACCTCTCCTGCTACGTCGTTGCCTAGTGCATCAGCACGTTGGATGCTATTAAATAATCCACTGAATGACTCACGCTGTGCTGGTGTCATTGATGGGTTACTAGATATGAACAAGGCTTGCACTTCTTCTGGTGTGACAGTCCTATCATACCTGTCCATTGCAGTATCAACTGCCTTCTTAATCTTACGCACATCTGCGCTAAATAGTTTGTCAGGGCATCTAGCCCCACGATTGTTCTCGTAGAAGTCTTTGTTCATTAGACTTCGCACAAGAGATAATTCCATCAGTTCCATTGTGTTGCTCCTAATTGTTTCAGTTTGTCGATGTCTGTCGGGTTGCGATATTTTAAGTCTCTCTCAAGGCGCAACACTTTTACCTCTGGTATGTGACCACGCAACTCCTTCGCCATTGCGATAGTCTTTGGTAGCACGTCAGGGTCTAGTGCAACGATAGCTGCTGAGAACCGTGTGAGATAATGCTTGTGTTCTTCAAGCAATGTAGTACCTAGCAGTGCGACCCCGACAAATCTCTCACCACCAATTACTGATGCACTCACACAGTCCTCAACAACTACGGCGACATCCCCCCAGCCATAGGTATAGGGAGAACCACCAAACCCATACCTTCGCCATTTTGGGAGTCGCTTTGTCAACGCCCGACCAGTAGCGTCAACAATCTTGTTTCTATGTACGATAGGAAACACAACTCTGTCATCCTTTACATCATACAATAATCCCATTCTATCTATATTCAAGCCCCATCTGGCACACCATCTATCCATGTATACATTAGTGCGCTTGACAATATACGGTGGTAACTCAAATTCTATTTCTTTCTCTTGCTGCTTACTCTTCATTCGCTTGATGTCATCAGGTGTAAGTCCGGTGCGCTTACCACCACTGATGCCACACGATGCCTTGTAACAATTCCATACGATGTTACCATTCATGTTGGACACAGTAAAAGTTTTATATCCTTTACATGCAGGGCAATCAATACGCTTAGATTCACCTATGTATAATACTATATCATCTATTATACTACTTAATGTATTATACATAGTATATATCCTCTTCTTGTTCGGCATCTAATGTGCTTGTACCATGCTGGTTTCGTTTTGTCAATGCATAATTAGCAGCGTCATATGTATTTTTTATGTACGGCTTGACCGATTGTGGATTAGCATGTCCTGTAACCGACATGATCTGTCCTATTCCTACACCAGCTTGTACCATTTCTGTTGTACCAGTACGCCGCAGGTCAGATAGTCGCAGGGTATCAGGCAATCCTGCACCTCGTATCAAGCTACGCCCATGCCGTGACATCTTGTACTTAGTATACGGCAGATACTCACCATTGATAGGGTATGGACGTGGGGCAACATAATCCTGGAATCCAAAGTCTTCGTGCTGCTGTGTCAACATCTCATGCAGATCATCTGACATTGGTAGATATACCTCTGCCCTACGCTTTGATTGCAGTATATGCACACGCTTGTGTTCCATGTCTATGTTACTCCACTTCAACAGCCTCATGTCGCCCACTCGCTGGCACCATTCGTATGCCATGTGTGCAATCAATCCTAGATTGCGTGTGTTGAAATCACTGTACGCAAAGTCCAACAACTGAACAACATGATCCTTTTCCCATAGTGTGTTACGGCTCTTAGGTGTACGCCTACGCACAGAGTTAAAGGGGTTGCTGCTTACCATCTCCATACGCAAGCCGTGATTGTACACGACTCGCGCTACTGCCATTGTCTTGTTGGCAAAGTGAATACCTCTCTGACACCAGATATCATACGCTGTCTTACACATTTTGGTAGTCAAATTATTGACAGCAACGTGACGGAGGGATTCCCCCTCCACCCTAGTGTCCAATACCTGGCGCAAAAGATACTGATAATCAGCTTTAGTTTCATCCCGCAAGTCATTGTATTCATAGGATGAATAGTAATCACCAACCATGTTCTTAAAGCTAGTCATAGTCCGAATGCCAACAGGATAACCATGCCGACGATTGCAATAATGATGTCCATTTTATTTTTCTCCTAATCGCAAGAATCCCAACGAGACATGACTGCTGTGTATTTATCAGTCTCAGGATTGTGTGTTGTCCTAGCTACTCTGGTATCGTACCCCAAGGGGTGGTACCTCGTAAGATACCACTCGATTTGTTCATCCAAATCTTCCTTGGTTGTAGCAACTAAAGTCTCTTGTACATTTCTTGGCATCTAAAAGTCCCACTCTTTGATGTCAACATCCTTGTCAACAAGTGCGCGTTTCAGCCCCCACCATGCGTCATCTACTGCACGTAGGTCGTCGTAGTCTAGTGAACATAACTCACTCACGCGAGTGCGAATTGGCACCCATGCCTTGAGCATTGCCAGCATAGCTTGCTGTTGATTAGGTGTCATTGACTTCCAGCATTCAGTTGCTGCCTCTTGATTTATTTCCCATTCTGTTTTGTCACTCATTGTGTTGCTCCTTTCATGTTGTACTCTATAAACATACTCATACCATAAACCTTCCTATAACTCCAACGATAGTATGATAGCCTATCCAAGCAAAGGAACCTAGCACCGCTGCAAACAGGGCCATCTCAATGCCATCATGCGTGAGGTAGTAGTACTTTACCTTGTGCCATATTTTACTCATGCTCACTCTCCTCGTAACCTTCGTTGAAGTATTCTTCCCATGTTTGTTCGGACAAGAACCAATCCAGTTCGTTGTCTATTTGTTCATCTTCATTCATGCTCACCCCCATTTCCTCTACCCAAGCCACCAAAGTAACTAGGCTTACGCTTGGCTGT